GTTACTATTTCAAATAACATGACTTATTTAACTCCAGAAACTCTTGGAATAATTAATCAGCCTCTAGGTCATGTTACAGGAACAAGATCAATTTCAGGTAACTTTACTTGTTACCTAAATACTCCTTCAAGTGGTGCTTCAAGTGCTGACTTGTTTGAAGATTTAATTGAGGCAACAACAAAAATCACTAACTCTTTCGATCTTAAGTTTGTAGTTGGTGGTACTGGTAATACACCAAGCATGACAATCAATGTTGATACTGCGCATTTAGAAGTGCCAACACATTCTATCGATGATATCGTAAGCCTTGAAACTAACTTCCACGGTTTACCTTCTTCAGTAGATGCAACAGATGAATTTACAATTGACTTTGTAGGACCAGACGTAAACTAATTTAATAGGGAGGGGTAAAACCCTCCCTCTTTTACAGGAAAAAATAATGACTGAAGAAAACAAAAAAGTATCACTAGCGAGTTTATTAACTCCAAGTAAAACAGTAGCAGTAGATTATCCAGGTATGGATGGTTTTTCTGTAAATCTTTGCTATTTAGCAAGAGAAGAGCTGTTAAAATTAAGAAATCGTTGTCTTTCACAAAAGTTTAATCGTAAAACAAGAGCTTTTGAAGAACAGTTAGACGAAGATAAATTCTTAGTTGAGTATGTCAAGGCTGTTATAAAGGGATGGAGCGGCTTAAAATATTCTTACTTAGAAGAGCTTCTATTGGTGGATATTAGTAAACTCAATCCTAATGACGAACTTGAATTTAGCCAAGAAAATGCTGAAACTCTTATGAAGAATGCAGCAGATTTTGATACTTGGGTAACAGAAGTCGTAGGAGATTTAGAAAATTTTACGAAGACCAAGTAAAACAAATACTTGGTCTTTTAGACAAACATTTTAAACCAGGACAAATTGATTTAGACGTATATTTTGAAATATGCGAACAAAAAGGTATTGAGCCTGACCCAGAACAAATGCCACCAACTATGGAAGATTATCCTTCTGAAGTTCAGGTGGCTTTTTTATTACACGAGCTTTTACCTGATAGATGGGAAGGAACAGCAGGATTTTATATGGGCAAAGAAATGTCCTCATTAGGAACTTTATTAGATGTTTATGAAGTAAAAGATAAAAAAACTGTAATTTATTTTTTAAAACATATAGAATCAAGATTCTCTAAACAAATAAATGAAGACCTCGAACGCAAAAGAAAAATACAGGAAAAACGAGGAAAAGCTGGTAATAAACCAGGAATAAGTGTACAAGGTTAATGGCAAAAGACGTAAAAATTAAAATTAATGTTGATGGTAAGGAATTAGAACTCACCAAAAAACAAGCAGCAAGTCTAGGAAAACAATTAGACAAAACTGGTACTTCTGCTCACTCTGCTGATCGTCGATTAAAAGGTGCTGCTCAGGCATCTTCAAATACTACCAAAAACTTTTCAAAAATGGCCCAAGGAATTAGTGGGGGGCTTGTTCCTGCCTATGCTACTCTTGCCGCTCAAATATTTGCCGTAAGCGCAGTATTTAGATTCTTAGCAGATGCCGCGGATATGAGAATACTTACCGAAGGACAAAAAGCAATGGGAGCAGCTACAGGTACAGCTTTCCAAACTATAACTAACAGAGTGCAAGAAGCAACTGAGGGAATACTAAGTTTTAAAGAAGCTTCACAAGCTGTAGCTATTGGTACAGCTTCAGGACTTTCTCCAACACAATTAGAAAAACTAGGTACTGCAGCAAACAATGTTTCTAAAGCATTAGGTAGAGATTTAACAGATTCTTTTAATCGTTTAATACGAGGTGTCACAAAAGCAGAACCAGAACTATTAGATGAATTAGGTATTATACTAAGATTAGATGATGCAAGTAGAAAGTATAAAGAAGCCTTAGGTATATCAGGAAGAGAATTAACTCAATTTGAAAAATCACAAGCAGTTGCAAATGAAGTACTAGATCAAGCAGAAAGAAAATATGCGAAAATTAATCAAATATTAGAAACTAATCAAAGTGAAATTGCAAAATTTGGAAAAGCTTTTGACGATATAATGAATAGTGTAAAAACAGGAGTAGCAAAAATTGCAGAACCTGTAGCAAGCTTTCTTTCAAAAAATATAGGATCTACAATAGCAGTACTTGCTATATTTGCAACTGGAATATTAAAAAGTCTTTTACCTTCAATGACAGAAGCTACAAAAAATTTAGAGGAGCAAGCAAAAGCACAACAAAAACTAGCAGACAAACAAAGAGCAAAAGCAAAAGAAATGTTTGCTGATATGAAAAATTTAAAAAATAAGGAACAAAGACTACAAGCTGACTCTCAAGCAAAAATGAAAAGAATAGGAAAGGCGGCAGGATTAACTGCACAAGAAGGAAGAAGTGGAGCTGCAGAATACTTAGCAGGGAATGCTAAGTCACAGAGAGCAGCTAGAGCTGCAACAGGTAGGGCACTAAAGTCTGCTGAAATGCAACTTAAATCACATGCTAAAGTACAGACAGGTATTTTTGCTGGAATGACTAGAAAACAAGTTATGGCAGTTAGAAAAGCTTATGCTAATATGAATACTTCAACAGCTTCATGGGTAGCTAAAACAAAAGCATCTGTAGGAGGCGTGGGACTTTTCTTCAAAGCTACTGCAACAAAAATGAAGTCTGTATGGACAGGTACCATGCTTGCTATGACAAGAGCTACTCAATTGGGAGCAAGAGCAATGAATGCCGCAATGAAAGCAACCATGATACTAGGAATTATTTCTTTAGTATATGATATGGGTAAAGGAATTTATGATTGGTTTGCAAAAAAATTAGACCCCGCTGGTGCAGCAGCTAAGCAAAGAATGGACGATTTAAAAGAATCCGCAAAACAATTTGCAGAAACACAAGCAACTCTTAATAAAGAATTATCCACTATGGTAGAAATTTTTAGTGGAAAAACTGATAAAGGAGAAGATCTTATTTCAGGATTTGAAGAAAGAACAAAATATGCGGCAAACGCTGTTAACAGTGCTGATATAGCAGCAACCCTTAAAAAATTTAAAGAATTAACTGAATTACAACCAGGAGAAGAAAAAACAAAAGCGTATCAAGGATTAGCAGATACTTTTCAAAAGTTAGGTCAGTTAACAGGAGATTCTGCATTTTTAAAAGCCTCAAAAGATTTAATGAATGGTGGAGTTCTTGATGAAAAAGAAATAACCAAAGCACAAGAAAAATATAAAAAATTAGGAGCAGCAGTAAGTCAATATCAAGAAGCTCAAAAAGGTGCAAATACAGAAATAGCAGGAATTCTATCTTCTGTAGCAGGGACAGCAGGTCCTTACGGTAATTTAATTAAATTTTTAGATGCACAAGCACAAGCGGCGGCTGTTATGGCAGAAGGCACGGAAGCAGGAGCAGAGGCTTATAAACAACAAGCAGCAGAAATAAACGCAACTATAGATCTTTTAAAAGGATTACAAACTGAAGAAAGAAATATTGCACTAATTAGAAGTAAAAATGCAATAGCTTTAGCAAAATTAGGAATAGATCCAAGCAAACAATCAGCACGAGCACAGCAATTATTTGCAATAAGAGAACAAGAATTAACATTAAATCAAAAAGTCAATGCATTAAAAGCTATAGAGTATAATTTAAGTTTAGCCATAAAAAATGAATCAAAAGAAGAAATAGAGCTATTACAATCACAACTATCACAAGGATATGCAAATTTAGATTTAGAAATGACTAAATTAGATATTCTTAAACAACAAAATGATGAATATGTAATGATGGGGTATAATGCAAAAGCAGCTTTTGAAAGCGCAACATCTTCTGCAATAAAAGATCTTATAACTGGAGCAGAAGGAAGTTTTAGAGATTCAGTAGCTAAAATAGCTCAGGCAACTCTAGATAGCGTAGCAAAAAGTGTGGCAGATGCAATGACAGATGATTTAATGACTGCTATTTTTGGTAAGAAAATTTCTCCTCAAGGCAAAATTAAAGATGCTATGATGGAAGCAGCAGATTATCATGGAAAAGTTATAGCAAGTTCTATGGGTATGGATACAGAAGGAAATTCTACAGTAAGAGATATAGCAGGAACTTTAGCCTCTGGAGGAAATTCAGAAGGTGGAATGTTGGCAGATATAGCAGGTTTCTTTTCAAATTTATTTGGAGGAGGGACAGGAAATCCCATAGGAGATTTCTTTAGTAATTTATTTGGAGCAGCAAAAGGCGGAATTATACCAATGGCAAAAGGCGGTTTAATGAGTTATGCTACTGGAGGAATTGCAAAACAACCAACATATATGGTTGGAGAAGGAAAAAATGCAGAAGCAGTAGTTCCCTTACCAGACAATAGAAGTATACCTGTTACTATGACAAATGGTAGCGGACAAAAAAGTGTTACACAAAATCAAGTAAATATGACAATTAATGCAAACAATGGATCTTCACAAAAAGAATTTAGTACTGAACAGGCAGCAGCTTTAGGCGATGCAATGACTAAAGTTGTACAAGAAGAATTAATGAGACAACAACGTCCAGGTGGCTTACTAAGCCCTTATTAATAAATTATGGCATTTGGAATTTTACAATCAGATGGTTCAAATATAACAGGGTTTTCGGACGCTGTTCAACCAGATAAAGGATTTAATAGATCAACAGAAACAAATGTATTTACAACGAGTTTTGGCGATGGCTACGAACTTCGTATGGCAAATGGAATAAATAATTTAAAACAAACTTTAAATGTTAGTTTTTCAACTAGACCAAAAGCAGAAATCGATGATCTTGTAGCTTTTTTCGAAGGATTAGGAGGAGCATCTAAATTTAAATTCAATTTAGAAGATTCAAATGAATCAAGTTCTACTGAATCTATATTTTGTGTTTGTCAATCTTGGCAACAAACTTGGGCTTATGACGATTTTTATACTTTAAACTGTGTTTTTAGGAGAGTTTACGAAGCATGACGGAAAAATTAGTAGTAAAGGATTTACAAAAGTTAGATCCAGGATCAAAATACGTTATTTTATATGAAATAGAATTACCAAGCGGTAACTATGCATATTTTTCTGCTTATAATGATGATGATTTAACTAGCGTTCAATTTAGAGATTATTCTAGTCCTTCTACTATTAGAACTTATACACCACTACCTACTTTTGCTGACAAGTTTGAAGCAAGAGCAGACGGACCAAGTGCTCGTCCAAATTTAACAATATCAACTTTACCTGATAAAGATGGAACATATGTGTTCAAAAATTTATTAGGTAATATTGACTACGATAAATTGCTTGGCAAAAAATTAGTAAGAAGAAGAACATTAAAAAAATATTTATATGGAGAATCGAATGATAGTAATCCCCCAGTAGAATATCCTCGACAAGTTTTTGTCATTGATAGACTTGCAACGATTACGTCAGATACCGTAACTTTTGAATTATCCTCTCCTTTTGATATTACAGGAGTTCAAATTCCAAAAAGAACTATAATTCCTAACGCTTGTCCATGGATTTATCAAGGTGCAAGTGCGGACAAATCTCCTAGCAATAGAAATGGAGCGTGTGTTTGGCATGCTGAATCAAAAATTCTTAGAAATGGTAAGTTATATACTATATATGTTAATCAGGATGATTATTATATAGTTTCTGGTCATGATGTTATAGACTATGATAATTATGCGGCAGTTTCAGGAGCAACTTCTATACTAAAAGATACTTATGTAAGAGTTACTGCTCCAGAAGGGGTAGGAATATATAATTCTTCTGGAGTTCCTTACTATACGAATTCAAGTGGATCAGTAACTGTAACAGATGGAGGAAGTAATTACACTTTCACAGTTTATGCATATTTTCAAAGTACACGAACAGCTACAAAAACATCACTAGGAACTCCTTCAGACTCAAGTTCAAATTGGCAGAGAGTTTTGATTTATGGAGAATACTCAGATCATATTAGTAATAATTATAGAATACTAGGATCAACTGTAGATAATTATTGTTCTGTGCTTCAGGCAACTGTAAACTCGAGAAAAAGTGTATGGAAAGCTGTAGCAAGTCAAAATATAGCACAAGCAACAGGGCATAGCTATACTGCTCCTGGATTTAATGATTTTTGGGAAAGAGCAGATGTATGCGGTAAACGATTAACTTCTTGTGCAAAACGATTTGGATTTAAACAAAGATCAGGGCACAGTGACACTTCAGGGAATAAGCCTTCAAGTAGTACTGATACAACAAAAACATTACCATTTGGAGGGTTTCCAGGATCGAAGCGTTACAAGTAAATTTTGAAAAAATATGGGAGCATATAGAAAAATGTGTTCCATTTGAGGCGTGTGGAGTTTTAACAGAAGAAAATGAGTGGATTCCTTGTAAAAATGTCTCAAAAGAAAAAGATAGTTTTTTATTTGATGAATTAGAATGGTTAAAACTATCAATTACAAAAAATATTAAAGCAATAGTTCATAGTCATGTTAATGTTGAAGTAGAAGCTAGTAAAGGAGATATAGACTATTGTAAAGCAATTAGGATACCATTTGTTATTATACAGTATCCTACAAAAGAAGTATATTATTTAAATTATGAATAAAAAAGTATTATTAATGGGAGAAATGGGAGAAAAATTCGGAAAAGAATGGAACGTCTCCTATTCTAGCATAAGAGATTTATTTCAACTGATAGACTGTCAGAGGGATGGATTTCGTCAATACTTATTAGATAGTCATACAAAAGGAATAGGTTTTACAATAAAGAAAGGAGAGGAGTTTTTATCAGAAGAAGAACTATTACTAAATAATATAGTAGATAAAGACACTTTAGTTATAACCCCAGTACCTGCAGGTGCTGGTGGACTAGGAAAAATTTTAGCAGCAGTAGCATTACTAGCTATGATTGTTTTAGGCCCTGCAGCTGTTATTGCTGGAGTAGGACAAGCTCTTTCTACTGTAGGAGGAGCAATTGTTCAAGGAGCACAAGCAGTTGGGAGTGCAGTATCTACAGCGGCAGGTAATGTAGCAAACTTTTTTGGAGGAGGCTCAAGCGTACTAGAAGGAACTAAGCTAACAAACTCAATAGGGGAAACCATAGCAAATGCAACTACAACTCAAACTGGAAACGAAACAGTTCATATAGCTAAAACTTTAGCTAAACCAGCAAGCAAAGGATTAAGTGCAGGAATGAAAAATGTACTTATTTCAGCAGGAACAAATTTAGCTATGACAGCTATTTCCCAATTTTTAGCAAAAGATCCTT